ATTTAGGTAATGCCAGGGAACTGGTGTTTCCTTGTCGAAAAGAAATAAGGTGGATATTGACAGGCGAGTTATAAAACTTGTAAGTGGTTTCAGTTACCACGCAGGCAGCCTAAACTGAACTAACGAGGGTCAAGCCACCTTTATTTCCATATCTATAAATATCAACATAAGGAGTAAAACGATGAAATTATTAACAGATTCTATAAAAAATGAGGCAGAGAAACAATATGCTAAAGCTGGTGATATGGACCAGAAAGTAGTAGCTAAGTTCTTTGATCCAGTAGGTAGTTGGACATGGTATTTAATGAATAAAGACCCTGAATCTGATTATTGCTGGGGTATTGTAAAAGGAAATGCTGTCGAGATGGGTTCATTTGGATTAACTGAGCTTGAAGAACATACAGGACATTTTGGATTAGGTATTGAAAGAGATACATCATTTGAACCTGTAAAAGCTAATGTTATTTGGAAGGAATTAAATGCGAGCGAGTGAGTACATAGACTATATAACAAGAACAGATGTTCATTTGGGCAGCAATGTTAAGCCTAGTGAATATACTCATATAACAATACGTATGGTACATAAGCGTCAGCGTTATGAGTATCAGAAGCAAAGGAGAAAAGATGAACGAGATAAAAAATGATTTACAGAAGATAATTGATATGATGTGGAAAGAAGAGTTTGATCATTGGGAAGAAAATGCATGTCCTGAGGATCATATATTTCATCCACTAAATAATATAAAAAACTGGCTTGAAGGCCAAAAAAGGAGAGACAATGGGTGATAAAATATCAGTACAACAAAGAAAGTATTTCGTAGAGAGAATAGAAAATTCAATTAATGATAAGATAAATGAGTTAAAACAAGCTAATGCAGCTCAGGTGCAAAGTATATCTGAACGAGCATATAGTAAATATCTAAAATTGATAAAAGTAGAGAAAGATATGGTGCGATTTAAAAAGATAGATTTAGAACATAAACAATTACAATCTAAATTATATGATATCTATAGTGAAGTTAGAAGAAGTGTAGGTGTTCATGAGTATGATAATAGTACTCCTAGTGTCTATAGAAGCTCTTCTGCCATTGATTTTGCTTCAGGGTTTAGATATTTATGTAGTAAGACTGCTGCTAAACAAGAGACTGAAACACCAGAAGGTAAACTTATTAGAACACTTGAAGCTAAGAAAAGAGCTGCAGTTGATGAGTTACATGGTATTAATGAACTAAATGGTCTTAAATCTACTGTCAATAACATACTAAAAGGTGCTGATGTGCCATTACTAGGAGAATAACAACATGAAAGAGCATAACATGAATATAATAACAATAGAAAAGAATATACCAATACCTGCTATAGTACATCCAAGAGGTTGTGCAGAAAAATACAACTTCATTCAGAACATGGAAATAGATGATAGTTTTAAAATTAATGGAGTTACTCCAGATTTCAGTCCTATAGGTGTAAGAGCGCATATATATGGATTAAATTCTACTACAGAACGTAGTTATACTATTAGAACTATTGAAGGATTGTCTTCAAATCCCAAAGCTATTAGAGTGTGGAGGATTAAATAGTATGGATATGACATTTAATATTCTATTTATATTGAATGATATACTTAACATTATAGTGAAATGTGTGGGGCTTATGGCCCTGCACTGCTATATAATATATGGGAGAGGTATCAATCATGGGAAGAAAGAGTAAAAGAAAAAAACAATTAGCTAAACCTATGAATGAAACTAAAAGACGTAGATTAGAACATTATGTTTTTAATATTATGAGTAGAAAAGATAAAGGTAGAGCTAAAGGACCTGTAATGACTAAAAATTGTGGGAAAGTAATTAAATCAAGGAGATAATATGTCAGATAAAAAAGATTATACAAAGATATGGAATGAGACCGCTAATAAATTATTATTAGGTAAGAGAATCATTAAAGTAGAATATATGGGATCTAAAGAAGCTGAAAATACTATGTGGCATAATAGGCCTGTAAGAATAATACTTGACGATGGAACTAATATTTTACCTATGTCGGATGATGAAGGTAACGATGGTGGAGCTTTATGGTTAGGTAATAAAAACAAAGAGGATGTATTACCTGTCTTGAGAGGAGATGATTAAAATGAGTTTATGTGATTATAGATTAGATGAATTCAAGAAACAGCTTCATGGTGAATGTCCTGAATGTGGTAGTAAAGATATAAAGGTATATTTACTTGCAGACTACAATAGTACTGTAGATGCAATAAATTGCAAGGGACATGTTGAATGGTATTATTCAGATGCATTGCCTGATATGTATTGTCAAGATTGTGATGCTGAATTTAGAGACGCTAAGGAGGTTAAAGATGAAGACTAGATTGTTTGCACCATTTAGAAACCAAAAACATCAACAAGAATCATTTGAAGAGTTACTAATTAATATACCTAAGACAAGGCAATGGTATTTAATGATGTATCTAGGTCAAATGGAATCAACAATTGTGGAGGGCTATAAAGATGAATCAGACAGTTAAAGAATGTAAACAATGTCAACAAAGATTAGTTATGGATTGGTTTGAAGAAGAAGGAGATATTTGTAAGTTTTGTGAGCCAATAACTATAACTATGGTAAAATAAAGGAGTTGATATGATATTCAAACTAATAAAATATACACCTGAATCTAAACCTACTCATGAAAAAGTGCCTAAAGAAGACCTATGGGAAGATGGTGAATTACGTTTACGTGATGTTGAGCAAAAAATTCTACTTCATGTTTTAGATGAAGGTGATTGGATTCTTGTAAGGGAGGTTTATAATGGGGAAGATTAAAGATGTAGCACAGGATTGGCTTGAAAATTGTGGATATGATTTAGGATATGACATGACCAATTTACCTGATATGAGTAATTGGAATGTTATTAGAGTAAATCAAATAGAAGCTTACACGTATTATAATAATAAACAAGTAATCGAACAAGAAGACTTGAGAATTAAATATGGAGCTCCTGAACCACCTGAGGTTGAAGATGAATAAAGAAGATATGATTAGGATGATAGAGTCTGGTGAGAAATTGCCAGACTATTGTCAACAGGAATTTGATGATATTAATTTTAAAAACATGAAGGAGAAGAAAGATGTCAAAGTTTATATCAGACGTTCTAGACGAAGCTTCAGTAATGTTGGTAAAACACCACGGATGGGCTTATCTAGATCAAATGACAGACAGAGAACAATTAGAAGTAATAAACGAGTACAACGATCAACAGAGCAAGTACATAGTAGTCGTATTCGAAAGAAATGATAAAGAAGTAACGTTTGGTAGTAGAATAGTAACCAAAGAAGAACTAGAATTAAATCAAAATATTGATGAAAGTGATTATAATTTTAGAACGGAAGAAATGGAGGAATAATGGAAGAGAAACTTAAGAAAATGAAGAATTATCTTGAGGAACGGATGCAACAAGTGGACGAACTTGGTAATCATTTTATGAGGATGGAAATGTACGATGATGTAAGAAAAGCAGACATAGAAGGTCGTGGAAATGAGTTAGTAAAGGTCTATGAAATTATATGTGAATAACGTATATTATATAGTCGTTTAATCACACAATATAGCAGATTTAGAGGGGATTTTCTCCTCTATTTCTGTCCCCATTAACTGTAAGGAGTAAATATGGAAGAACAAAAATCAGTAGAAATCCCTGTCGTTGAAGGGATTGAAGAAATAGTATCGACAGAATCATGGAAATCAGATAAAATAGATAAACTTGCTGGAGCATTGGCTAAAGCACAATCTGAAATGGATGGAGCAGCAAAAACTAGTACAAATCCATTCTTTAAATCAGAGTATGCTGACTTGCATTCAGTAATAAGTTCATCTTTCCCCTATCTTAGTAAAAATGGATTATCTATAAGTCAAGGTAATGAAATTATTCCTGGAGCAGTATGTGTAACTACTACATTATTGCATGAATCAGGACAATGGCTAAGATCTAAAATAAAAGTACCTATGCCTAAAGTAGATGCTCAAGGAGTAGGAACTGCTACAACATATGGAAGAAGATATGGATTGGCAGGAATGGTAGGTATTGCACAGAAGGATGATGATGCAAATTCTATTAGAAAAACAGAGCCTTTAAAAAGAGGTGTTAACGTTAACAAGTAAGGAGTAAAACAATGGCAATTAAAACAATGTCGCATAGTTCTGGTAATGGTACTTGGTCTCAAGGTTGGCATGAGCTAACTATGACTGAAGCTGAGTATGGTGACTGGAATGGAACAAGGTTTTTAGATATTTGGTTTGAAGGATATCCAAAAACTTTTAAGTTAAGAGTTTATGAAGCTCATAACAAAGAAACACATGAAGAGTTTGCTTTAGCTAAATTCTTCAAACATGCAAATGCTGGTATAATTGATATAGTTAAATCACCTAATGGTAAACAAGCAATTCAATATGATGATGATGAAAAAGGATTGATTGGTAAAAGTATTAATGGATATTTTTACAAAGATGGTGAATATATCCGAATATCAAATAGAGTAGCTCCTGTAGCACAAGAAGGGGAAGTATTATCTTATTCTACAGATGATGTTAATTTCTGGAAAGGTGTTACAGAAAAGTATGAAAATGAGCGTATTCAAAAGAATGCTCCCACAGTAGAAGATACTACGACAAAGAATGTCGTCGATGAAGATATTCCGTTTTAGTATCTAATTAAAAGGGGATGCATCCACACTTACACATCTATTCGACACTTTGTGTCCCCTTTTAAACAACTATTAAGGAGATTATTATGACAGTAAGAGAACATCTGATGAAGTTCCTTGATTGGCACTTTACTAATAAAAAACAATTCAAAACACATGATATCCAGAACCTATCAGAAAGAGGCAGTAAGAAATTTGGTAGAAGATTAGGATCACCTGAAACATATACAAGGCAATTTAGAGATTTAAGACAAGCAGGATTGTATTATGTGGATAAAATTCATACTTACGGGAGTAATGAAAAATCATGGTATGTAAGGAGTAAAGATGATTAAAGAATTCGCATTTGGCACACATAACAGACATCATTTCTCTGACGTAAATAAGATGGGAAGCTATATGAATATGGCTCAAGATACATTTATGTCTTTGTATGACTATGATGAACATGTAGTAGAATATGTAAAGAAAAAACGGAGTTTATCAGGATATGATGGTATTATGTATATACCTGATGAATTCATACTAGACGTAGATGGTTCCAATCCTGAAAATGCACTTGAGAAACTACAAGGCTTACTATTGTTACTAGAAGATTTAGATATCACTAGAAAAACATACTTTAGTGGCACTGGATTTCATGTCCACATACCTCAAGAAGCTTTCAGATGGAAACCTTGCGATGATTTACATATCAAAGTAAAAGAAGAACTGAAATCTAAAGGTATATTTGATTTTGCAGACCCTTCTGTTACAGATAAAACGAGACTTATTAGAGTTCCTAATACATTAAATAGTAAATCTAATTTATGGAAGGTGCAGCTAAATGGTGGGCCTATGGATATAAAACATATTATGGATTATGCTACCAGTTCTAAAGAAATAAAAGAACTTGATCATGAATGCGATCCAGTATTCGATGTATTAGAAAGAAAAGTTCAGCCTACTAAAGGATTTCAAAAAATTTCTTTAGGAAGGCAGCCTGACCCTGTAAACTTTCCTTGTATTCAAACTATGTTAGAAGGTACAGCTCAAGGACAAAGACATCAAGTGGCTTTAAGATTATCAGCACACTTTAGATGGTTATATCCTGAAGATATTGTAAGAAACGTTATGGAAGTATGGAGAGCTCAAGTAGATAATCCTGAACACCCATTTACTGTAAAGGAAATGGATGGAATTATTACTAATTGCTATACAGGGCACGATGGAGCAGGATATCGATATGGATGTAGTGATATTATAATGGATGAGTATTGTAAAAATACTTGTAAGTTATATAAATCGAAGAAGTCTCAAACTATAATGGATGCTAAAACTATGGAAGCGGAATTTCTAGATTTCTTAGCTACAAATAGAGAACCATTGAATCTAGGGAAGTTATACGGTCAAGACTTTCCAATTTATCCAGGAGAGGTAGTAATAGTTCAAGCTCCTCCAAAATCTATGAAGACTATGCTATTACAGAACTGGGTAAATTCATTTAAGCGACCAACTTACTTCATTGAGATGGAAATGAGTCCAAGGCAGATATGGTCTAGATTCTGTATGATTGAAATGGGGTGGGACGATGAACAGTTAAAAGAACATTACACGCAATTGAGTCAAAATCTAACTGACAAGTTTAACTGGTTAACAGTAGAATATGGTTCCTGTTATCCTTCTGAATTAGAGAAAAGATTATCTTTGCTCGCAGTTAAACCAGAAATCGTTATTGTTGATCACTTAGGTCTATTAAGGTCTAAGCAGAGAGATAATAATATGAAGGTTGAAGAAGCATCTCAAGCATTAATGGAACTAGCTGTTCAACATAAAATCATTGTATTTGCTGTATCTGAAATAACTAAGTCAGCTATGACTGAAGGTATGAATATAGCATCATCTAGAGGTTCATTTAGAATAGCGTACAATGCAAACAAAGTATTGTCTATCACTCCTTTTAAGAATGAAGATAATATTATAAAATCTCTACAAGTAGAATCTACTGCTAATAGAGAGAAGGAATGGCTCAATGTGAGTCTTCCTATAAGTGGAGTACAAATCCGATGATTATAATGGGGACAATAACTGATCCTACAAGACCTATATGCGTAGCTACAGATAGAGCATCTTTCTAGGCTAAGGAATATGTGAGTCCCCATTGTATAAACTGTAAGTATTTAGATGAAGATAAATGTACTTATTTCAAAAGATTCAGAATTTCTGAGCCAAAAGAAATCCCTTGGGATATTGCAAATAAAAGTTGTAAAGTTTACATGCCAAATACTGAAGATGAACATCCTTTACTAGATATAGTATTGGATTTATTTAAATAGGAGTAAGAATGAGTGATCCAATTGAAGAAATAAGGATTAGATATCCTGAAACATTAAAAGAATTCCAAACTATACAGAAAGAAATGCTTTATTTGTTTTGTGAAAAGCAATTAGACTATGGTCCAACCAATATTGGTATGGGGAAAAGTAAAGTTAAGGAAGATAAAGATGTAGAATTGTCATTATTAGGGCTAGGAACTAGACTAAATGATAAAACATCTAGGTTTTTAAATCTAACATTGCAAAAAAAGACACCAAATAACGAAAGTATTGATGATACACTCATTGATATAGCTAACTATGCTGTAATGGCATTAATTGTAAGGAGTAAATTATGGGGAAAATAACACAAAAGGATATAGATAAGTTACCTAAATCCGAAAAAAAGAAAATTGATAAAGCTAAAAAAGAGATTGCTAAAACTATGCCTAAAGTATCTAAAAAGGTTAAAGATGATGCAAAAGTAATAGCTATAGAGCAATTATCGAAAGATTTAGATAAACTAGGTAATTGGATTGCTGATGTGGATGACGATTTAAAAGAAGTATCTGATCTTGTAGACAGACTAGCTAAAAGGATGGGATTGTATGAGTAAAACTAAGAAAGTTACATATAAAGAATTAATGGAACGTAATGATTTTCTGTTAAGCAGATTATTAGAAGTAGAAAGAGCTGTAAATTACACTCATACGCTTACATTAGCATATATAGACTGTAATGATGATAAAGAAAAGCTAAGGAAATTTTTAGAGGAGGTAGATAAAAATGAACAAGCAGACAGAAGTGATACTAAAGGAGATAGAAAAGATAAATCAGGAGATAAAGACGTTAAGTCAAAGAGTAAATAATCTAGAGGAATCTTTATTAAAAGAACAAGTTAAAATTATTCCAAAAAGAGATATAGAATCAAGTAATCTTGATAAAATCATAGAAAGTGCCAATATCGCAATGGAAAAATTTAATAAAAGAATGAATAGTTGAAAGTCAAATCTGCAAAAGCCAAAGGAAGAAAGCTTCAAAATTTTGTTGTTGAAGAATTAAGAAAAGCATACCCTGAACTTGAAGATGATGATATTAAAGCACAAATAATGGGAGTTTCTGGTGAGGACGTTGTACTTTCTCCTTTAGCCAAACGCCTCATAGGACTCTCATTCGAGTGCAAAAACCAAGAAAGATTAAACTTGTGGGACTCACTACTACAAGCAGAAAATAATGCCGAAAAACGTACACCTGTGCTCGTATTTAAGAGAAATAGAAGTGAAGTGTATGCTGCAATACCATTCGAATTTTTAATTAAACTATTAACAGAATATTAAATAAGGAGTAAATGATGCCAACAATAGTATATCGGCCTAAGCAGAAGTACGCCAATAATCAGCCTAGAAATGAATATGAATATAAAAATCTAAACAGGCGTATTGATTTATTGATTAATAGGGTAGATACTTTATTAAATAGGTTATAACACAGAGA